TCTAAGCTAGCGATCCCGGGACTGGAATCACAGGCGGCAGTGACTTGACGCTTACCACCATGCCGGAAGTTTAACCATTATTGTTCCAACATAACCCGTGTAAAGGAGACCCATGTAGGCGAATAACCCACCAACAAGATCAACCTCAAGAGGGTAGGTGCCCATAAAATCATTCTTTGTGACCGTGATACCCTCTTTAGTCAACGCTGTAGTTATGTTCTGTGTGGTACCAAGATTGACAGTATGAACTTCCGTATCGCTGACAACACCCGTTGTTAAATTTGCTTTCCTGTCAACTCTGCTCACGACTCGTGCACAAGCACGAACATTCACAGAACCCGTAGCATCACCTACTTTAACAGAGCATGTTGCACTAAGTTTTTTTCGCTGTTCTCCGGTATTGATAGGTTTGCTGTAATACAGCTGAACAACGTCGGTTTGACTTGTGGTCGTAATCAGAACCGGAATGTAGTCATCATGTTCATCTTTATCTCCAGCTCCTCCAAACCTGACCTGAGCCCCACCGGTCTTGGTAACAAAAAAATCACCGGTTTCTTTTGTGGTATTAACATCGACACCTTCAGTTCCATTAAATGCAAGAACACTATTAATTCGATGATCGTACGATGGCAGAAAGCGATAAGTCGCCATGCTTCGAGGAAAATCAAACTCAATAAGAGCCTTGTTTGCTGGGTTAGGTGATTTAAATGCCCCATATGGTCCATTGACATACGGTCCTTTCGCAAAAATTGATGCGTCGACATGCAGGACAGTGCGATCGGTATCCCCAAAAACAAGCTCACGAACTCCGTAAAAAGCCTCATTAACTGAACGGTTTAGGTAGATTTTGGGGGCACCGGTAATCCAGAGGGAGTTTTCTCCATCGGAAATAGCCCTTACCGGACAATTCAGGAAAAGCCCCTCATTACCTTCAAGCCACCCCCCAAAAATGACTGTCTCGCCAAGATTGTAAGGGGAACAATGGACAAGATCTCCATTGTTGTAATCGATATTGCAATCAATCAGGCGAAGATGATGCCCCCTGTCATTGCGATAAACAGGATGCGAGGAATTATCCCCAAGGATACAACGAATAACCCTGATCGTTTCCCCTGAGTTAGTGAAGATAATTTTGCCGTTGGCATCAGTACCGTAATCCGTCTCTATTGCATACTTATTTTTGACCAGATGAATATCAATAAACTCTGGCATGTAGGTATCCACATAGCCAAGCTTTAACCCTGATTTAAACCCAGAAACCCGTCCGCCAATGATCTTACCATTACGACAGTGGGCAAAGCCGGGGGTGACGTTGCCATAGCGGATGCCGGGATATTGCGTATTGTCCCTTCCCGGCCCTTTGATAAGCGCACCATTAAGAAAAATCCCCCCTGAGTTGTGAGATGATGATGCACCTGACCCTGCCCCCCAGCCCGGTCCATTGTTCAGGAACATCATTGCATTTGTCAGCCCAGGAAACTCATTATCAACAACCAGCGCCGTGGCCGTAGTAAAATTACTCCAGTCCAGTATCAATCCATCCGAGGCATAAATCGCAAGAAAGGTGGGGATGCGAACTTGTTCATTCATAACATAGACGGTAGAACCATCCGATCTCGGTAATGCAGGGATCCTGATTGCAGAGCCCACACCTCCCGCCACATATCCTCTTGAAATGACCCGACTGACCTTATCTTTAACAACCCGGTTGAGACATTCAGCAAGGTTATGCGTATTAGCAGAAACGCCAGCCAAAAAAATATTTAAGCCAAGAGCTGTTTGCGCCTCCCAGACATTACCTGATGGCGTCACCCACCTTGAATACCCGTCATCGTCGGTTTCCTGTGGCGCTGGATTGTGGGTGATTATTTCATTGAGCACCGGACCATCAGTTACAGCACGCTCCAGAATAATAGCCTGTCCGGGGAAACGAGGTTCCAGCGTTCGCAGAGTTGCAATATCCGGGCAACGTCCTACAAAGCTGAAACCGTCAGGCTGGTTGATTTTAGTCTCAAGAACAGAAGACAGCTTTTCAATGGCTGTCGCCAGTTGGTCAAATTCATGCTTGCCCGGCTCTAACTCAGCACGAGCAAGAATATTAAGAAGTTCGGCCTGAATAATATTGAACCAGTCTGCACCCGGCCAGCTTATCCCGCCTTGTTCCTGACTTTCACCAAACCAACGTGGCGAAATAGACTGAGTATCTTTCGGCTCCGGCATCTCCGGAACGCCGCTGGTGTTGTCGAGATGGTACATGACGACTCCTTACGGTTTCTCGGGCCAGACAATATCGGCTGCAGTGGTATCTACGCGGCTGACGGCAAGGCGATACGCCTCCCAGCATGCCAGCTGCACTGTTTCATCGTCAGTAGCCTGACCGCTGCTGACGGCGTAGCTGAGCAGTGAAATTTGCTCAGATGCCGCAGACAACAGCTTAGCCTTCTGACGGTCAGCCTGAGCAGCAAGATAAACCCGCTCGGCCTCTGTATTTTTCACCCAGGCTGAGCCATCCCACTCATCAAACTGGCCCGGCATTTTGAGGGTATAACCGTCAGGAACGGGGCCGACCTCCAGAATGGTGGTTGACTCACGGGTTTCGGTATTCCAGGCAAGCTGGCCACGCAGGTCTTTAAGGTAAATCCATTCTGTGCCGTTCCAGCGAGTGACGAACGTCGGTTTGTCCTCTGGCGGGGCCACGAACGTGCAGCCCTCCGGCAGGGTAAACCACGCGTCAGAAACGACGTGCTTCGTGCCGTTGCTCTCGTAATAAAGCTGACCGGTCTTATCTTCGACCTGCGTCCACTGGCCGTCAGTGAACAGCAGAACGCAACCGGCATCAGGGGCTGGCGGTTCGACAGTAATGGCCCAGTCAGGCAGAGATTCACTCAGCGCGGAAATAACAAATCCGGTGCCGTGAATATTCCAGTAACGGGTCCCTCGAATATCGTCCACGTATTTCCAGGCCCCATTTTTAAATATACCGGTCTGGCCTTTATCCGGCTCACAGGGAATATGCGTGGTATTAACGGGCAGACCGGTACCCGCCGGAATTGTCATAAATACGGAACCAATATAAACGCCCTCGACATCGTACTGATAAAGCCAGATGGCCTGCGGGCTTTGAGAGAATTCAAATGACATTACGCTAACCTCACAATGGCGTTAAAGGCGATATTTTTGACGGTGTTTTCGGTATTACCGGTGCTGGCCACCGTGGCCGTGTGCGCATGGGGCCCGATATAAACCGTATGATGATGCGCTGGTGCGGTGCTGGTATTGTTGCGGGTGCGATGAGAATCGTTATCTGACCCGACCACATAATCGCTGTCCCAGACATCACCCGGAGCAACCATTCCGCCCTGATGAAAGTGCTCGTTGTCGTCGCTGGTTGTTTTGGTGCCGAGGTCGGTACTGTTAATCGTCGCATTATGGGCGTGAGCCTTTATGCCGTCGGCTTCAAAAGACAGCAGCGCACGCCCGGAGGCAGGCAAAAACTTGATAGTCTGGCCACGCATGTCCGGCAGAACGCCGGAGGGGTAAGCGACAGCAAGACGCGGATAGGCGGTTTTATCGAAGCTCTGACCCAACATCAGCATAAAACCGGTCGGCGCTGTCGCACCCGGCCACGCAAACGGAATACCCGGCGGCAGCATATAGTCCGAGGAGAAAATACGGATGGCCTGCGCAAACTGATCCAGTTGCGTTTTATCCGGCGTGATATTTGCCAGCGCCAGCACGTTCAGCATTTCTGCCTGAATAGCATTAAACCAGTCCGCGCCCGGATAACTCGGCTGAATACCGTCGCCGCCTTCGGTAAACCAGCGGCGCTCGGTAAATAATACCGGCTTTATGGCGGGCATATCAGGAACGGAAGAGGCATTATCCAGGTGATACATAATTAAACCTCGTAAAGAAAATCATAATCGTGGCCAGCGAGCCGGTAACGACGTAAAAAACATTCCAGTATCTGCGCCTGCAGGCTGATTAACGGCGTCAGGACGTTGCTGATACTGCGAAAGCGGATCATCGGCATATCCGTGATCGTCACCTGCAGCAGGTAGCGGTATTTGTGGGAATAAATCGGATACATGATGTCGCGCATCACGTGATGCGGGAGGATTTCGGTCACCTGAATGGTGAATCCCAGGGCATCCTTCACGGCCTGCTCAATCTGCCAGGTGGCCAGCCCGCCCTTGCGGTGATACTTCTCCACCACGGCATCGCGGCGGCGGTCGAAGCCGTCAGGGATGGCGTTACAGTCAGGCAGACCGAGATAATCTTCCCAGTCGGCCAGCAGAAGGTCAGTGGTCTCCGGGCGCATCTCGGTGACCAGCAAATCCGCGTTCGCCTCCGCCAGCTGCAGGCGGGAACTGAAGCCCCGGAGCAGTGACGTCAGCGCCGCCGTCTGGTCGCGTGGCCACGCTTTACCGCGTG